ATGTTTCAAGAATTGATTACTATGAATATCGCTCCTCGTATTATGACAAAGTGAATGTGATATAAAATATAAAATATAAAATAAATAGTCTCTTCTTTTGATTATTTATTTTTTTACACGACAATAATTTATATATCAAATATATATAATGAGTCTTGTATATACAAAATTAGGAGGTGGAATTCACGGAGTTCAACCAAAAGGAGGATTAAGCGGACTTACTTTAGATGGTGGAAATCGTCGTTCAATAACTAGATTAGTATTAAGAACAGCATTTGGAAATAACGGAAGTATGTATAATGGAAATATTCGATATGTTCCTGACGCATCTGAAGTCACTCGTAAGAAGTATTTAACTATTGCTAACAATAATTACAATGCTCTAAAGTATTAGAGAAACGCGTATTTTACACCCTTGAAGATTTAAAATGGGACAAATAAATATTCTTTTTTTTATTATATGAATGACGCATAAAAGTGAGGATTATAAATTTTCTGCCGTAAAATATTATTTGAAAAATAAAGACAACATAAGAAAAACCTGTAAAATTTTTGATTGTAAGAAATCTACATTACAAAGATGGATACAAAGATATAATTCTACTAAAAATCTTACAAGAAGAAATAGAAAACCATTATCATATAAAATTTCTAAACCACAAGTAAATACTGCGTTAGATTTATTGAAACAAAACGAACAACTAACTATGAATGAATTATTGGTTGATATGAAAAATAAATATCCTACATTTGATATTACACCTCAACATTTAGGACAGATTGTTAGAGACAACAATAAAACAAGAAAACGAACAAGGCACGAACATTTTCCAAAAGAAAGATACAAGAAACCAATAGATAAACAAACTGAATTAGATAAATTTTATAGTAAAGTAAAACAATTTCCTATCAATAAAATTATTTGTTTAGATGAAACCAGCGTTGGTTCTGCGTTAAAACCTACTTATAGTAGATGTAATTTAGGTAGGCGTTGTGTAATAAAAACTACAAGTCAATTTGTATTTCGTAAATTTACTTTGTTGGTAGCAATAAGTAATTCAAAATGGGTGGGTAAGGAATTATATGAAAAAGGTGGTATGACGAAAGAACGATTATTGGAATTTTTAGAAAAACATATTTTTCCAAAATACAAAAACCATCTTATTATTTTAGATAATGCTGGAAGTCATAATAACGAACTAATCAAAAACGCTATTCTCAAAAGTGGTAATGATTATTTGTTTTGCATCCCTTATACACCAAAGACGGATGCGATTGAAGAGTATTTTAATCAAGTCAAAACATATTTGAAAAAGAATAGGAATGTGGAAAATTACCGACAATTAGAAAATAATGTAAATAAAGCAATTGAAAAGGTAAAACCTGAAAATTATAGAAATTATTTTGAACACGCTTACAATTTGAAGGAAGGAATAAAATTTTACAGAAAACCATCAACGAGAATGCGTAAATTAAAAAATTATAAATAATATACTTAAAAATTTGATTGTTTAAGTATATAACCAGTATGCGATTAAAAAGTGAATTATACAAAAAAGAACAAGATGAAATAATCGACAAAATAATAACGATTTTAGATTTGGAACATAAAAATACATACACGCTTTATGAATTAGATAAAAATGAAGAAATACAGAAACAAATTATGGATTTAATACCTGAAATACGGAAATGGTTTTCATTTAATGGAATTAAAGCAGTAGGAGACCCGAGTAAAATAAAAAGACCTTGGTTGTCTATAATAAAACATTTGATAAAATCAAAATATAATATGGAAAGTTTAGATTATCATTTTACAGAAAACGGAAAGCATATTAGAACACAATCTTATTCATTTACAATATTATAAATCATTTTTGTATTTGAAAACATATCCTTTTGTATGTTTTCTTTCACCTGATAAAACACGCCTAATATAATTACCACTTATTTTCAAATCTTTATTTTTAATCAAGAAATCAATAGCAAACGGAACATAATCAAATGTTCCTATATGTTCATTATTAGAATTATATACATCAAATGGTTTTGGTTGTCCTCTTATTTTCCCTTCTAATGTGTTCCCTCTTTCTTTCATTCTAATTGAGTTTGCTTCTTTTACTTCAGGTCTATTCATATATTCTTTCATTCTAATTGAGTTTGCTTCTTTTACTTCAGGTCTATTCATATATTCTTTCATAAAATCACTATGTTGCTTTGCCATTTCTGGATTATTTTTATGTTGTTCTTTTTTTAGATTAGACATATTTTCACGATTTTCTGGAATAGAATAATACATTTTACTATTTATAGAAACTAAATCTCGTGCATCTTGATTATTATTATAATATTCTTTCATAAAATCACTATGTTGCTTTGCCATTTCTGGATTATTTTTATGTTGTTCTTTTTTTAGATTAGACATATTTTCACGATTTTCTGGAATAGAATAATACATTTTACTATTTATAGAAACTAAATCTCGTGCATCTTGATTATTATCATAATAGTCTTTTCGTTTAATTGATTGCTTTAATCTATTTTCAGGATTTGAAAAATACAAGGTCATTCGTTTAGATGTATTTTCTCTTGCTTCTGGATTTTTATTATAGTATGATATTATTTGGTCACTTAATCTTTTTTTATTTTCTGGATTTTCAAAATATTTTTTTACCTCTATTGATTTAGCATGACGAATTGAACTATTACTAAAATATTCTTTTGATTTATTAGACATTATAATTTTACTTTCTTCTGTATGAATATATCCTTTAACGCCTTCACCACCATCAGTCATATTATATCCATGACCTTTTAAGTAATGTGTATTATAAGATATGATATGTTGTATTTCTAATTGATTTAGTTCATCACGATTACACGCATTATCTATTGCTTTATATTCAATTGAATTTTCTCCATATTTTCGTATTGCTTTAGATAATAAATATTGTGCATCTGTTTTACTAACTATAATATGTTCTTTAATTCTTTCTTCTACTAACTTAGTAGTTTGTCCTATATATTTTTTTCCATTAGGAAATGATATACAATATATAAAACCATATATTTCATTTTCAGTAATATTTATATTTTCCATAGTATTATATTTATAAATAATTATATTTATTTCAATTTTATTATATTTAGCGAAAACTACTTAAAATAAAATCTTTAGGAATAGTATAAGGATGGAAAAAGAAGTAAATCCACCAACCGACTTTTTCAAAGGAATTAAAATTTCCTTGAAAAGTGTCTTGAAACACCCAGACATTAATTTATCAAAAATTACAAATGCTGTTATTAAGTGTAATAAAATTGTTATTCAAACTTTAATGTTTATGAAACTTTTTTTATTAGACCATTATGATAAATATAATAAATTACCAACTATAAATGATGAATTTATTAATTCTTGTATGAAAATATTATGTAACGAAAAAGCAACTGGAAGACCGCCAAAACAAGAAATTAAGGAACTCAAAGAAAAACTCACCGCATTTTACAAGAGCGAATTTCAACCACTTATACAAAATGAAAACTTGGATTATACTCATATGAATACCATTTTAGATTATCTTACTATTGATATTCTTACGATGTATGAGAACAACATAAAATTTCATTATGTAGAATATGTTGAACGATATGTAAATGTTGTTTGGAAAAAGAAATTTATCGTAAGCAAAATAAGGAAAATGAATATTACACAAAAAGCAAAAGAACAACGAGTAAATAATTTATGCAATCAATTGCGAAAAATCAAAACCGATATATTGAGTGCTGAAAATAAAAATTATAAATCACATACCACGTATCATACATGGATTAACCAACAAAAACAATTTATTACGCCAAATAAATCTACATATAAAAAGAATAATATCGTTTATGATTTGATGTGTAGTCCTTTTGATTATTTTCCTTGTATGATTGTTATGATGAAGCAAGTTGAAAAAGAAGAACAAACAATTAGTAATGTATTTCCTATGCGTAACGAAATCATACCAAAACATATAAGATTAGATACAACTACATTAGTTCATCTTCTTATGACGAAAAAACAAGGAATTAAAAGTGAATATTTAACAAAAGGAAATTTGAAACGAAATGAAAATAAAATATGGGAATTCTTTTTTAGAACCGAACGAAAAATGTTTCATAAAAAATATTATGAGTTTCATCATATGATAGAAACGGATGGGATAAGTTGTTCTTTGTTATTACTTCGTAAAGATTTAATTGGTAAAAAATTACCGATGATGAAAAAAGGGTTATCAACCGAAACATATATTGACGAATTAACTGATTATGCACAACTACAAAATAAAAAGATTGTTGCGATAGACCCTGGAAAATGTGATTTAATTTATTGTGTTGATGATGATAATAAAGAGGCAAATAAGTTTAGATATTCTCAAGACCAAAGAAGAAAAGAAACCAAGAAAAAGAAGTATTCAAAAATTCATTTGGAAATGAAAAAGGAAAAAATACAGGGTAAAACAATTATAGAATGGGAAACTGAATTATCTAAATTAAATAAGAAATCACTTAACATAACAAAGTTTAAGGAATATATCCAAAAGAAAAGTGAAATAAATGGCTTGTTGTTTTCATTTTATGAAAAATATATTTTCAGGAAACTACGATTACAAAGTTATAGAAATACCAAGAAAAGCGAACAAAAAATGTTAAATAATTTCAAACGCATTTTTGGTAATGAAAAAGAAGTAGTAATTTGTTTTGGAGATTATGAACAGAAAAAACAAATGAAATATAAGGAAGCAACCAAAGGAAAAGGAATGAGAACTTTGTTTAGAAAAGCAGGTTTTCAAACTTATTTGGTTGATGAATTTAGAACGAGTTGTATGTGTTCCAAATGTGAAATAGGTATTTGTAAAAAGACGATGGTTAGGGAAAATCCAAAACCATTTAGAAGCGGTAATGTTTACAAATGTGAAATAGGTATTTGTAAAAAGACGATGGTTAGGGAAAATCCAAAACCATTTAGAAGCGGTAATGTTTTAGTTCATGGACTGATTTGTTGTAAAAACGGATGCGGTTATTGGAATAGAGATGTTAATGGTGCAACAAATATTTATAAAATTGCTTATAATGGGATAAATAAAAAAGAAAGACCAATTTATTTATCAAGAAGCAAGAATTCATCAACTGGTTTAGACGAGCCAGTAAAACCAAAATTTACACGCCTTGAGATAGGCAAACCTTGTTGATTTTTAGTGGGTTTTGTCCCATTTTAAATCTTCAAGGGTGTAAATGACAAACGGATAAAAATATACACATACTATAATAATGATATTTACAACATCAAGCGGAAATTATCAAAATAATGGTATTACACAAGCGGTAATGGGAAGTCCATTTAAGCCGGACACAATGTCACAAGGAAGTATGCTTTCAAACGCATTACATTCTTACGCAAACAACTCTGGTGGATTAAAAAAGAAAACGTGGGGACATGGAGCAGAAGAACAAACTATGTATAAGAAAATACAAGCAATTGGACAAACTGCGACAAAGGCAGGACTTCCAGTAAATAGTTCGTTATCTTATAAAAGTGTGGATAGAACATTCAGAAACTCGGCATTAGCTCGTTGTAGGGCTGGCGGATGCACCGCGCCTAAAAAGAAGGGTGCTGTATATTGATAAATCTCTCTCACTTATGCTATGCTATGCTATTTGAAAATTGTATATACAAAAATACAAAAATATTTCTGTATATACAATATAACTCCAACAATGTATAGCAATATGTCAAAGTATCTCACTGAATTTTTAGGAACATTATTTTTTCTTCATGTTATTTTGGCAACTGGAAGCGCTTTAGCAATCGGTGCCGCATTGGCATTAGTCATTTATATTGGTGGACCCATCTCTGGAGGAAACTTTAATCCAGCTGTAACTGTTATGCTTGCTGCCGCAAATAAAATGCCTGTTAGCGATGTTGCTCCTTATATTATCGCTCAAATTGCCGGAGGTATTGCGGCAATTCAACTTCACAAAGTTCATTTGGCTTTGATGAAGTAATAAGAGGCTATATTTTGGGCACTAGAGCACCCTTTGTGTAAATAATTATAAGCATTTGTTATAATTATTTATTATCCTTACTATTCGGGGGCGATTAGCCCATTATCGCTTACACCTTTCTATCAACTTTAAAAACATATACAATCCAAGCAATCCTAGACTGCTGTAATATATTTTAAGAAACATATCATCAGGCATTTTTGAATAATCTTTTTTTGCCTCCACATCGTGTTCTATATTTTTTATAACAACTTCTTTAATTTGTGGAACAGTTGATACTTCTGGTTTGTGTGTAATATCTGGAGCATATGTAATATCTTCTTCTCTCTCTTCTACTTCTTTTTCAGACAATTTAAAATCAGGAACAATGGCTACAGGCATAACATAATGAGGTAATGGTGCTTTTTCTATATATGGTCTTTCTTCTAAATAGAGAGATTGGTATACGGATTGTTCTTTTGGATAGTATGGTCTATCGGGACCATAAGGCAATGTAGTACCAAAAGGTCGTCTTGCTGCATATGGTCTTTTCGCTTTACCACGATTCGCATTGCCTTTGTTTGACATAGTGCTAAATCCATCTTTTTTCACATTTTTGGCGAGATTGTCAAATTTGACTAGGTCACCTTTAAATACTTTTCCACCGGACACAATATCTGGACGAATCAGATGATGAGATGCCTCGCTGCTATTACCATTCTCATCAATAACATTTTTTTTAACTTCCATACATAATGGTTCAGCTCCCATCATAAATGCTCCAAATATTTT